CTTGTCGCCCATCTCGGTGGCGTTCGGGCCTTTGAGATCGATTGAGTTCTTGGCCTCCTGCAATAGCTTGAAATGGCCTTCCGCCAGATCAACACGAAACTCGGAGACGATGCGCTGATCCTTCAAGGCGCCCGGCGCAACCTTCATGGTACCGTCCGGCTTGGCCTTCTGCTTGCGGTATTCGTCGATATTATCGATTGCGCCTTCCTCATAGGTCGTCTGATGGACCGACAGCAGATGCAGGGATTTCGAACGGCGCTTGTTGATTTCGTCCTGCAACGGGATCATTTCCCGCACCAGGCCGAACACTTCGTTGTCGCGGTTCTTGTAGGCTGCCTGAAAGATCAATTCGTCGTCGCTCTCGCCCTTGTCGTCCTTGTGGGGCGATGGACCGGCTTTGAGGATGCCGCCCTTGGTGTATTCGGCAAAAAACCACTGATCGTCGCGCTTGATCCAGATTTGGCATATCCTGACACGCTTGCGTTTCTTGTCCGCCCACAGGCTGAACTTCGGCTTGTCGTCATAGGTCTGCGACGGTGCGCCAGTCAGGGTATTGTCGAGAATGTCCTTTGCCTCAGGGTTTTCCCGGTATTCATAAAGCGCATCCTCGTAATCCTTCCAGATCACGATGCCCTTGTAACCGGCGTCCGAATAGTCGAGTTCGCTGGAGTGCGGATCGGCAAACATGCGATCCCATGCCACCCGCAGAATCTTGATGTCGAATTCCTGCGGCGGGGTCATCGCCGTTGACGACATCATGGCCTGCTGGCCCATCGGGGGCTGATACTTGCAGGGCTCTACCGTGACCTGTATCCCGCCGGAACCCTCAACCAGCATGTTGCGCCACACACCCGAGCGCTTGGAGGAATAATCCTCGCTGTCCGCAACATAGCGCAGGCCCTGCGTCGCCCCGTCCGCGTCGGTTTCGTGCTTTGGGGTGCGTGGTAAGGCCTTGGGGTCGATCCGCTGCTGTTTCTCGAATCCGACGAGATAATCCACCTTGGTCTTGATGCGATTGTCGATCGATGGCGGCTGGCCGCGCTTTTCAAGCGTCGCCAGTTCTTCCGCGGTCAACTGGATATTGTCCACATAGTCCCGGTCACGCTCGGACAGCGCGCGGGCTTCGTAGGTCGAATCCTCGCTTTCCTCGAACATGCGGCAGAGGTCGCCGACATCAAGCAGCCCTTCGGCGCTATCGTCGGGACGGCGTTCAGTAAGCATCAGGCCGCCTCACTTCCACAGGTGTTGCCGCGTCCAGAATGCGTCGCAGATATGCCGTGAATGTCTCATCCTTCCGCTTGCCGCCCAACTCTCCACACAACAGCAACATATCTACAACGCGCTGTTGATCCTCTTTACTGCCGGGCAGATAGTTCAAGCCGTTTTCCATGAACCCTCGGTCTCATCAGGCGTGTCCCAGCGGTCGCGGCGCACTGGCGTCAACGGTTTGGGCTTGGTTCCGCTTTGCATCTGGTCCAGCAACTGTCCCACGAGCCCAAGAGCATCCACTTGGTCATCGTGTTTGCCGGCGGGGAAGCTCAACAGTTCGCTCCGCAATTCAGGATACCAGGGCGCATTGACCGGAACATAAAGCCCCTCCAGCGCCATCCTGCCGCGGATAGATTGTGCTCTGATGGCCTTATCGCCGCGGGTTGGGAATTGCTCACGGGAGATATACGCCCTTCGTTCTCTCAAGCGCCGGTCCAGGAATGGGCCGATGCCCGATCTAATTTGACCTTGCTCTTCGGCCCAAGCGATGGGCTTCCATTCTTTGACAAGATCGCAGAGAGATTCGATCCAGCGGTCCGAAGCTGTCTGACCGCGCCACAGGTCAAGCAGGTACATCCGTCCTTCGGGGTCAAGACCCACAACAGCGTGGACGGTGAAGTCTCCCCCGTCCGCCGTAACTGCGTAATCTGACCCGCCATAAATTCGCAGTGTTTCGCGGGCTGGCTGTCCGTCATAAGGTCTTAGCCATTCTGCCTTGAAGTAATCGCCTTCCTCGGGCGCCGGTCGTTGCTGGTACAGTGCGGACCATGTTCTTGCCGGCGTGCTGCCGCGGAGATCCAGCAACTGCTCGCCGTAGCCGTACTCGTCATCGTCCCAAAGCGGCTCGCCAATGTTGCGCCCGAGCTGGTCGTTTGCCTCCGCGATCGCCGGCAATGAGATCACATGCCATTTCGAATGATTGAGCGCGCGGCCGGCAAGGTCGTCTTCGTGCCAGCGGGTCTGGATCAGTATCTCTGCCGCACCAGGCACCAGGCGAGTGCGGAAATCATTAATGTACCAATCCCAGATCCGATCACGAATAAGCTCGGAATCCGCATCCTGCCGAGAGCGAATAGGATCGTCGATAAGGCCAAACTTAGCGCGAAAGCCAGCAATACCAGTGCCAACACCAGCCGCGTAATACTCAGCTCCCGAAGTGAGCGCCCATCGTCCGGCGGCTTGACTGTCCGGCGCCGGGCTGATTCCGAGTTCGATGGAATGTTCATTGACAATGTTCCGAACCCATCGGCCCCACTTCTCAGCCAGTTCGGTCGTGTGCGATGCAGCGAGGATGTTCGCCTGCGGTTGCCTTTGCATCAGCCAGGGCGGAAACAACTTGCTCGCATAGGTGGACTTTGCCGAGCCCGGCGGCATGAATACGGCCAGCCGGCGAAGATCCCCGCGCTCTACCGCCTCCAATGCCTCGATTAACAGCGCGTGGTGTCTTGCGGGCTCAAACCCGCACAGTCTAGCAAATTCAGTTAAGCTGCGACGGATCGACCGGCGGTGGATCAGTTCCCTCGCCGCCTCCGATCGCGATATCTGCAAGTTCATCGTCTGGAATTTCTTTCGCTGATATGCGGCGCAGCGTCACTTCGGTTTCCTTGGGCATCAGCGAGGCCGCGACCCGGACAAACGTGCTGGGATCATTAGCCGCTACAGCGGTCAGAGCGGCCTGCCCATTGGCCTGCCATGCGGCAGCGAAATCAGTCCAGAACGCTTCAGCCAGCTTATTACGGCTGCCCTTAGAGCGTCCTGCGGGGTTTCCTGACTGACCTTTCTTAAATGGCATTGTAGAGCCTTGCAGGATCAGTCATTTTCACAGCCCAATTGTCTCTACGATCCAGACCGGATCAGTCGGATGTCGGTGTGCATTGTGGAAGATAAGTTGACCTAGCGAGATTGTTCCAAGGCCGATGATGGGAAAGTTGCACGGGTGACTTCCCCAGCCTTTGCCCAGGCGAACCATTGAAATGTTGATCACCTAATCCTCAGCCCTCGGTATAGGCATCAGCCTGTGATTGCCCTTTGCCAGTTCCTGCGCAAACCGTTCGTGCTTGGCGTTTGAAAGGGCTGGCATTAGTCGTCGAAAACATGCGAAATAAACCAGTCCCCGCCCGCTTCATGTTTCCATACGACCGGCCAAACGACAATGATCTGCCGAACGTGGTCTTGCCATACTTCGGCTAGAAGCTCGTTGTTCATTCTAATCCTCTGCCCTCGGCACGCCGATCCGGTCTGCTGAACCGGGGGGATGGAAACCTCTCAGGCTCGTCGAGAAGCCGCAGCTTCCGCCCGGCAATCCGATATACTCGGGGAATTCATCAAAGCCGCAGGGCGACCAGATGGAAGCGTCGCCGGGAACGGCGGCAAACATCATAGAGCCGGGGAACAATCCCCAATGTGAAATGCTCATGCTGAATCCTCGGCTGTCAGCCAGATATCCTCTAGCGGTATTTTGGTGAACGTGATTTCCCCGTTTTCCAGCGAAACCCGATGAACGCATACCCCGAACAGCGCTTCGCTCGCCATCTCCAGTTCTGCACGTTCCTGGGTGGGCTTGGAGTGGAAGTCGATGCCGTAGATGATTTCAGCGGTCATGCTGCTACTCCATCATTCACGATGTTCGCAGATTGGTTCCGATTGGAACGCGCGTCTCGTATGCCTTCAGCGTCTTTTCGAGCGCATCCACTTGGTCACTGTAGAGGCTTCGATAGCCAGCCGCCATAGCCGCAACCCCGGCGGCCTTGTCGGAATAGGTGATAGCGCAAATATTCCCGTCGGAATCCCGACATTGCAGGCCAGTTCGATGCGAAACGACAATTTGGGCAATGCGAAGCCATCGGTCGTAGTCCGATTCGATCGGTTGCTCTTTCTTACGAAAGAACAATGTCATACCTTCCGCTCCCATCCATTCCATTGCAGTGCGAAACCCAAGACCGGTCCGATAATCAACCCCACTACCAACAGGATAGCGCATATGGTTACTACTGCTGGGGTGACGTGATCGGGGGAGGGAAGGCAGGTATTCGGGATCATGCGTCAGAATCCGATGATGGGAAGATGACCTCAAGGGTTGCAACGATTAAAGATGACATCACCACTGCAACAAAAATCCATTGCCCTAAACTTCCAGTCCACCATTCGAACCCCGGCATCATCTTCCGACCTCGGAGCTTAGCCGCTGCGCTGATGTTTCGGCAGGGCGATAGCGTTGGTTTATCCAAATCTTGAAGTCGAACAGCCACATCCCGCATACGCTCGGGGGAGGATGTGGGCTATAGCGTGCAGGAAGGGCTGCTCGATTGGGTATCGGCTGACAGATAAGCCAAGATCACTCTGGGCTCACTCTCTCCGTAGCCGGTAGAGAGCTTAGAGCTCCGCCAGCCTAAACGCATACGGCCCGCAAGGGGAATTATATACTTGACGTACCGCGCCTGATTTGCTCTATTGCTCTCAACACGGG